GTCTGTAGGTCCGCTTCCTTCGTAACCTTATCAACTAACATCGCCACCATGGAAGAATTTGGTGAGTTTGGAGACATAGATGTGACTATCGAATCCTTCGACTCTGGTCCGACTACTAACAAACTCAAGCCGGAAAAACACTTGGACTCTCCGATCACCACTTCATTACTCGTTCGCTTACAGGACCTAGTTCGTCGTACACTAGTCGAGAGCAAGAACGTACGACCAACTCAATATGATCCGCGACGTGATCATGCTGTGAATCGTTACCTTCAACGGAATCCTGACCTCGCGTATTCAGCTATTCGATCTCAGCTTATGCAATACACGTCAGCGTTGGACTTCTGTCGGAATACTCCTGAAATCCTAGACGCCAAGTATTATCCAATGTTGTTTAACTATTCACATAAGTCGCCATACCGACTACAATCGGACTATGGACTTGCTCGGCAAATCTACGAGAACGAATTAGATGCATACATAACCTCAGTAGAAGACATCCTCGGACCGACTAAATGTCGCCAGTTAAAGGAGAAACTGTCAACGCCTGATGCAATCGGGGAAGAAGTAGTTCTCTCGTCCTGTCGCGCCCAATTATGGTCAGATATTGTCGAGGATTACCGAAACCTATACAAGCGACATAGGCGCATCACACGACGTGTATACGGTCCTTTGAGAGTTGTGCTCGCTGACGGATTCCTAATGATCAAATCTGACGACCTTCCACGATGGCAGCTGATGACATATGAGCAGTTGCAGATGATCCAGGATTGTTGTCTAGGACGACATAATGTGGAACTAGCGTTAAGGTTCAATTTCCACGGTGGAACTAATCAACTAGCAGGACACGTCAGGGCAATCTTCGCTTGGCAGGAACAAGTTCTTAGAGTGATCCAGAACAAAGGGTACGAACTGGTGAAGGCACCGGAAGCTATTTTCAAGGCTTGGTTAAACTCCCTAACCGGTGGCGACCTTTTAACATATTCTTCGTATCAGCGTACTCTAGACAAGATGAAAGAAAAAGAGATGAAACTTCACGGAAATACACATCTTGTCCGGGCGTTGGACGAGATCGTACAAAGTGTCGACTCGATCCATGACGCTGCGGAGTTATTCGGGTTGGCAAAACTCTCTGGGCATCCTGTCGTTTACGCTGAGGACTCAGCCGACTCTGTTCGCAAAGAGGCTGAACCAGTGGGCACAATCTTGCCATTCGCTGTCCGTCAACATAGAAGAATGTTTCGTCACTTGACATTGTCGGGTTACATCAGAGAACACTCTTCGTGGCCCACATTCATATGCCCGCCTGCACATGGGACTACTCTGAGGAGGCATTACGTTAATCAGGTGACGACACTGCCAATGGGCTCGTATCCAATGTCAGACTTAGACTCGATACAGTTCGGTAAGTTCGTCGAGTACGACTATTCCGAAGATTACTTGAAATTCCTCGACGATAAGGCTATCTGCCCCGGCGCATCGGAACTCAGTAAATTCTGGTTCGGCGGATCAGGTTGTGAGCCACGACGCCTATTACAGAAAATTCTTGAGATGAAAGAGTTTAACACAATTGAACTGGTGGAAAGGATTCGAAAAGGAGGCTTCTATCCCGACGAGTTAGTGGTCGAGCTCACACAAAAGGAACGCGAGCTTAAAATTGCAGCAAGATGCTTCTGTAAGCTTCCATTCGCAATTAGAACATTTTTTACGTCAACGGAGTACAACCTGAAAGAACAGTTCATGAGAAAATACATGCCGCAACAGACCATGACCATGTCGAATACAGAAACAAAACAACGCATGTACAATCTGGTTAAAGACGCGAAAGCGAGGAACCGTACGTTACTTGAAGTCGACTTCTCCCGCTGGAACCTTCGTTGGAGAGGAATCACTGTTAATCCAATCGCTCGTGAGCTCGAGGATATCTTTGGAATGCCAGGTGTCTTCTCGCAAGCGCACGACTTTTTTACGAGGTCAACAATCGTACTCACCGACAAGCATGTGCTACCTGAAGGTGCCAAGCCAGACGTCCCTGTTACAGAATGGCCAACATCTCGACTCGTCTGGCGAGGCACGCACCTGGGCGGGTTCGAAGGAATTCAACAAGCCTTGTGGACAATCTGTACCATTGCGATGATGTATTGGGTTCTTCATGACCAGAATTTAGCCTTTAACATGGCAGGACAAGGAGACAATCAAATCTTTACGATAACGTTCGACGAGTCGACAGTGTCTAATGACATGCAATTACGCAAGCTTCTAGCCGTGATGGAAATCCGCTGTAAACTTCTGAACCACGAAGTTAAACCGGACGAATGTATCGATTCCAGCACAGTACTCACGTATAGTAAAGACATCTATGTTGAGGGCAACCATATTCTGTACAACCTCAAATTCGCATCTCGTACGTTCAAACGAGACGAGATCGATATTCCATCTCTATCCACAGAGATAGCGTCTATTAGCGCGTGTAGCATGGCATGTGCTGATAGCGTATATCTCACACCGCTCGCGATCTTTTGGAAAACTTTCCACACTCTCCGACTCCTCTCGGCGAGATTTCGGTCTCCGAACTATGCAAAGGAGCATGAATGTCTCGCGAGATTGTTGTCAGACGCTGAACTCATGAAATTTACTATTCTCCTCCCGGGTTCTCTCGGAGGTTTACCGTGCATGGCATGGACAAGGTTCTTCATGAAAGGCGAAGTTGACGACCTGTCTTGGGACGTAGTTGCGGTGCGAAAGTTAGCACCAGGATTCCCATGCATAGGACGTGACCTGGCGACACTGTCGGAAGGGACGTATACCGGGAAGAATCCGCAAACAAAACAACTGATCCTCGATCCGCACTCGATCCCTATTGACCGACCCAAAGACATGAAGCGTCTTGTCAAGGATGCAGTCGCTAAACAGCTACCTGGTCTTACGTCGAATGTGTGGATAAAAGAGATCATTTCTGATAGAGGAATCGAAACTGGTGAACAGTTGATGGATAGTCTGTCTGAAACTCGTCCTTTCTATCCACAAATCATGTCGGATTTGTATAGCCTCTCACCGAGCGGCGTCCGTGACGCGCTCATCTCACGATTCACGATGACGAGAACAATCACCGCCATTACAGGTAACCCAAACTTCTCTGCCGAAATAGAGGCCGCGAATGCCAGATTACTACGATTCATCATCATGCGATATGAGCGTGCGAGAGACAAACGCGGTCTTCCAAACTTGTGCTCTTCTGCTTATGACATGTGTGTAAAACTACGAAAGCTATGGGGCGACCATGTTGATCACAAGAACGTTGGGGTGTACAACCCATTCGACTTTAGCATACGATTCGCTGATCAGGCGCTTCCGATGATCTCAGCATCCTCCCGCTCATCGGAAGACAACTTGAGCATGTGTCTTGGTCCATATCCGCCCAACTTCGGGACGAAAACTAAACAAAAAGTGTCAGACCACGGATTCAAAATCGTATCTTCATCGTCGACGCTAGCAGACTTGAAACGTTTGGTCTTGACGTTCACAGAGCTTGGCGGAAAGCCAGAACTGAATTCACTCATCAGCAGTATTACCCGTGCGCGTTCACCATGGTCAGTCTCTCAACTTGTGACAGTTCTCCCGACGAGCTTTGGAGGGTCCGCCGCACACCGACATGCAACGATCAATGCCTCTGCTTTTTCGATTCTGGGTTCAAGAACCGTACCGACACATCTTAACTTCTGTAGTGATATGGCCGGAAAGTTGAGCGGCGGTGAATTCGATTACCCTCTTGCGTTTCAAGAATACTATTTATCACTGACGAACCTCTTTCAAGTACTGACAGCGACCGGCGTGCTCGACGTAAACGCCTCGATTGGCTTTCTTATGTCTGACTCGTATGAACCACTGCCTACTGACCCTGTAACGTGCAAACCAACTGGACAACTAACGTGGCCTGTATTACCGTCAAACAAACTCTGCTACATCGGTGTTATACAAACTGCAGACATCCCTGTAGTGCCATCACCGCATCAGATCCCCCACAAAGATCCAACGCAAGTTAAACCGTCTGCGTTAATCTACAATCGTCTTCTTTCAAAGTACTGTCATCGTCGTCGTCTTTTTAAATCTACAGCGTCTGTGAACCAACCCGTCGACTTCATAGACATGAAAGAGTTTGCGCATTGCCCTCTGGGCGAGCTTATCCGTGGTGCAAGTTACTTCATCCAGGCCATGGCTATACACAGTGTAGTATCTGAGTTCACTAAGGACGCTGCTACTTTCTTGAAAGAATCAATCCTCCAACTGTGTCGATCATGTTCAGCGGTGTTGACACGATCGTTTCTACACCCATCATACGCAGATACACACTACGCTATCACGTCTGGAGTCATCTGCTCTCCAGGACAATCTGGTGCTCGCAACGCCGCCGACAACCTGACTGGGGAGCTTTTCAACGAAGTTCTTCTCTCGATCAAGGCCAGAGACTTCGTAACAAACCAAGTCCCGCTCATCTTGTTCGCGGACTACGCATCGTACGTAACAATCGCAGCAGACATACACGCCACGACCATTATCTCACTACAATCATACGACACCAACCGAATTCTTCTAACATCATTCCAACGCTTAATGCTTCGATCCGCGCGACATACAATTATACAGCAGCAACGAAGCCTGACCATTGCACTTAACTACGCCTCAACCGTCGACACACTGGCTCGGACGTATAAATCACCCGACGGGAGCGGGATGATGCTTGCTGTGATGAAGCTTGTTTACATGAATTACAATGCCGAAGAAGCGATCCGTGGTCTACGAGAACTACCGCTCGACTGTCGAACAAAATACCAGTACAACGGTCTGCCGGATATGACATACGGGAATGCTGATGTAAGAATGGAAATTGAAAATGAGCACTTAGATGGATCGCTCGTTCCGACGCATGTCTGCCCTGCGACGACACTCGAACACAGGATTTTGGACAACTTCTCGTCTCTTCTCACACGCCCCGTTGGAGTCTACAGTTCGGCTCTGTCAGTCTGGCTCACAGTTATGCAATCGGGACCGCAACGGCTGCGAAAGGCAAAAGTGATGAGCGTCGGCGTCGGACACGGTGCCGTCGCTGCCTCTGCGCTTATGTACGGTGCAACACACGTATACGGGATTGACTTGCGTAACTCATTCCCGTGCATCTCTCAACGCGAAGCAACGTACAAACCACCTGAGGTTCTCTTGTCAGGTCTCGCACCACAGTTCTCCTGGTCGAAATTCGTTGCGGCAACCGGCGGAGACGCGCTTGTCAACGCTGACAAAATTCACATAGCCGAAGTCTGCGATGTCTGGGTCGTCGATATAGAACAAAACCACACAAGGCTACCACAGTTGTTCAAGTCACTTCCCGCAGGCATCACACTATGGGTAAGAATAATCTGCTGCAATGATTGGGCTTCCTTTTATTATGACGCGCTCGGGGCAGATCATATGTTCAACACTTCAATACTTCGCCGAGGGCACGACCATTCTTTCGTATTCTTCGTTAAAAAATTCGGCGTCTACAACGAAAACGCGAACTTTCGCCGCCGTCACATCCTTTCGACACCCGTATGGAAGACATCGGTGAAACGACACCCAACCTATACCGTTTTGCACTTTAATGGTTGGCTACAAAAATATGGGTATCACATGACAATCATGTCAATGACCGAGCTAAAACGAATAACCACGGAGTTAACGCAACGAGCGAACAATAGCAACGACCGCGGAATCGAAAATATGTGCAGAGACGGTGCTTCAATCCTCACAGAAGTTACTAACGCGTATCTTAGGGCCGACCAGCTCCGGGACTTTGATATATTAGGTCTATCGCGTGACGCACGACGGTTGCTTGCGAGGTGGCTCGGAAACATAGTGATAGATACGACGCATCTTATGTTCACGTAAGACGACACATTTAAGAAAACTGTATTACTCAGGTAGTTAAATAGTCGCCTACTCAAATAGTATTGGGGAAAGTCGAGACTGGAATCCGGAGTTAATTTAAACGTTTAAAACAATCGCCCCTCAACACCGGTGTAGTTTAAACAAGGAGGCTTAAAT